AAATCATTGTTCATGTGCCATGTGGCCGCAAGTTGTATCAGTCAAGGTCATAATGTGTTGTATATCACACTTGAAATGGCAGAAGAAAAGATTGCAGAACGAATCGATGCTAATTTGCTAAATATCGATTTGAATGAATTGCAAACAATCAGTCGCAATGATTATGAAAGAAAGTTTGATGTGTTGAAATCAAAGACACAAGGTAAACTTATTATCAAAGAATATCCAACTGCATCGGCATCTGTGTTGCACTTCAGAGCCTTGTTGAATGAATTGCGTTTGAAAAAGAATTTCAAACCAGATATTATCTTTATTGATTATCTAAACATTTGTTCGTCTGCTCGTATCAAACCTGGTGGTAATGTGAACAGTTACACTTACATCAAATCGATTGCTGAAGAACTTCGTGGTCTTGCCGTTGAGTTTGCATTGCCTGTTGTTTCTGCTACACAGACAACCCGTTCAGGTTATTCAAATAGCGACCCTGGTCTTGAAGATACTTCAGAATCATTTGGTCTACCTGCAACTGCCGACTTTATGTTCGCATTGGTGTCAAATGAAGAACTTGAAGGTCTAAATCAGATTCTTGTAAAACAATTGAAGAACAGATATTCTGACCCCAACTATTACAAACGATTTGTTGTTGGCATTGACCGTGCAAAGATGAGATTGTATGATGCAGAACAATCTGCACAAGATGAAATTATTGATTCTGGTCAAGATGACACACCACCATTGAATACTTTTGGTAATCGTGAAAGAAGTATGACTTCAAAGTTTGATGGTATCAAAGTATGAGTTTGACAAAAGAACAAGCGATACATTGTGCGAATGTATTCTCAAATTATTTTGACCGATTCGAAAGAATCGATGACTACATTCGTGACCAAAAACTAAACAGTCTATCAGAAAGACCACCTGGCCTGCCAGGTATGGGACCTGAAGATGATTTGTTTTCTGATTTCAGTATCAACCCAAATGATATGGAGTTTGAACTTGTTGAACTGCCACAAGATACTTGGGACATTTATCTGAATATGATTTCTAGTCACTCAAATATGACCAGTATTCCTGGCCGTTGTCTGAGATTGGCAGTATTAGAAAAGAAAACAAAGAAGTGGGTTGGTTTCATTCGTCTAGGTTCTCCTGTTATCAATATGAAACCTCGCAATGAAATGCTTGGTGGTGTATTCACACAAACACCTGAATCTGCAAAGTCATTCAATCATACCTCAGTTATGGGTTTTGTGATTGTGCCTTCTCAACCTTTTGGTTTCAATTATCTTGGTGGTAAACTATTGGCAGCGATTTGTTGTTCACACGAAATTCGTCAAATGTTGAACAAGAAGTATGATATGAATACCTGTCTATTTGAAACGACAAGTCTTTATGGTTCTTCTAAATCAGCATCACAATATGATGGCATGAAACCTTTGTTAAGATTCAAAGGTCTGACCGACAGTAATTTCATTCCAATGATGCACGGCAAACCATATGAAGATTTGAAAAATTATGTTGAAAATGCCGTTGGTGTATTTGTGCCAGAAGATGCTTCTTCTCGTAAGATGAAGATTTCAAATACAGTTATTGCAATGACAAAGGCCGCACTCAAAGGCACACCAGAAGGTGAGAAATTCAACAAGACAATTGAAAATGCCTTGTCTCTTACCGAAAAGAAAAGATACTACGCCTCTAATTACGGATTCACTAACTTTGCCGATGTTGTCATGGGAAGAACAGACAAGTTGATTCCAGACAAAGAGAACTTCGATAAACACTATCTGGAATCGATTACAGAGTGGTGGAAGAAGAAAGCGCAAGCCAGATATGACAATCTAAAGACTGAAGGAAGACTGCGTTCCGAGATTGAAGTTTGGACAGGCGAGAAAGAGCTTGACATTATCAGGTAACTTTGTTAGCATAAATACCTAGTCAAATTATTTCTAGGTGCTAAATGAAAGTTAAATCCGATACTTCAACAAAAAGCAACGACACTTCTCCTCAAATCTCTGGTGCAGGCGCGGAAGTTACTGCTTTAGCAGAATCGTTACAGGCGTATGCTTGTGCGACAAGACAGTTTTTGGGTAAACCATTGATTGATGTTTCACAGATTACAAGCAAGACTATTGGAGATGCCGATTGTGATAGAACATTAAAACAAGCACTTGATGGTTTGGATGAACAATGGTTTTATACAGTAGTAAAAACTGCAAATAAAATCTTCGAGGATGTTCCTGGTGCAAAATCAGGAAGTCAATATAAGTTTTACAGAGGTGGAAAATTTGTCGATTCGATATATGATGAGTGGAGAAAACACAAGAAAGATAGTGGCATTACAGGCGATGACAAATGGAATCCTGCGGATATTTGGATGGTAAAGAAAACACACAAACATCAATATGGTTTCCCATCTTTGCAAAAATATAATGAATACATGTATAATGTATTTGCAAAAGCGGAATGTATAGGTATTTCTCTGAAGAAATTGGGTAAAGGTGAAGAAGCACATTCTAAAATCTTCAATGCGGGACAACCAGTGACCGCCGATTTTAGTGGTGTAAAATTAGGTGGCGTAATGACCGATTCGAAAGACATTTACATACAATATAAAAGTGAAGGTAAACCAGGTGAAGTTCAACTTAGAAACTTTTCAAGTCGGCCTGTTCCTTCATCATGGCAAGGTGAAATTAAAGGAAAAGCCGCAGCAGGTGGTAAAATCGGCGGCGGTGTTATTTTCGAGGGTGCTTTATCAGTAGGTGTTCAAAGAGCAAAGTTAAAATTACCTAGTCAAACACCAATTGAAAAACCTACGGATAAAGATTTCAAAGAATTCGCAACTGCTTTTAAAAATTTATCTGGTTCAAAAGAAAAAGTAGAAACACTAACGGTATTGGCAAAAGCTGGACACAGGAAAGACAAGACCTGGTGGATGTCTAAGTATATCGGAGTTATGTTAGTCAACACGGTATTAAATGAGAAAAAAATGGATGCATTGTGTTCTTACATATTCCAATACGCATCTTCTGCCACAAAAAACAGTTGTATTTTCATAAAATATAGTTAAAATGAAATTCACAGAATACTTAACAGAAGCCAAAGAAAACAAGAATGTTCACCTAGAACATATTGAGGATGAAGTTCTCAATAGAGGTATCAATGGCACAAGAGATTCAATTAATTTTTTGCAATCTTTAAGAGATATGCTTGCTGGACATGCACAATCAAAAGTGAATGTCACAACAAAGTGGGATGGTGCACCTGCCGTTTTTGCAGGCATCAATCCTGAAAACGGTAAGTTTTTTGTTGGCACAAAATCGGTATTCAATAAAAACGCAAAGTTAAATTATACTGAAGATGATATTGATACAAATCATCCAAGTGGTGGTTTGAATGAAAAACTTAAAGTCGCACTAAGATATTTGCCAAAACTTGGAATCAAAGGCGTATTACAAGGTGACATGATGTTCACCAAAGGTGATATTAAAAAAGAAGCAATCGATGGTGAATCATATATCATCTTTCAACCAAATACGATTGTGTATGCAGTACCATCAGATTCCAAACTTGCACAGACAATGTTGGCGGCACAAATTGGTGTGGTGTTTCATACATCATACACAGGTCGCACCATGGAAGATATGAAAGCGTCCTTCAACATCGACATTGGTCGTTTGACTGCAACTAAAGATGTTTGGTTCAGAGATGCGTCATTTACTGATGCTTCTGGTTCTGCCACATTCACACAAGAAGAAACCAAAGATATTACTTACATTCTATCGTTGGCAGGTAGAACATTTCAATCTATCAATTCGTTAGTTCTCAATCGTATTTCAACAAATGAAGTTATTCTAACCTATATCAAAACTTTCAACAATACAAAAGTTAGAGAAGGTAAGAAAATAACAAATACGCAATCTCATACAATGGAATTGATTCGTTGGGTTGAAGCAAAGTTGAATAAAGAAATTGCAGATGCCAAAAAGGCAGAAACAAAAGCCAAGAGAACAAAAGAAAAAACTGAAGTAATGCGTTTCTTCAGAACAAATGCACAACAACTAAAATTAATTTTTGATTTAATGAATTACATTGTTGATGCAAAACTAATGATTGTTCGTAAGTTGGAAACAATTCGTTCAATTGGTACATTCGTAAGAACAGACAACGGTTTTAGAATTACTGCACCAGAAGGTTTTGTTGCAGTAGATAGATTAAAAGGCAATGCAGTTAAATTAGTTGATAGACTTGAATTCAGTCAAGCAAACTTTAATGCACAGAAAGCATGGGACAAATAATGGGAACATACGACATTAGTAAAATTTTAGCCGAATACGGTGATGATGATTTTGGTTTCTCCGCAGTATCAGAAGAAGAATATAATAAAGTTATTTCTGAAACCGCAGACACCGCAGAAGAATACAAAGCAAGACTTCAACAAGTAGAAAAATTAGTTTTACCTTTTTTCACAAAATTGTTAAAGACTGCTGACAAAGAATACATTTATTGGCCTAATCGTAAGGCACTTGTCGAAACACAAATACAAAAGATTCTCGCATTGACAAGAGGCTAAATTGAAGAACTATAAAAAATACATTACAGAAGGTAAAGGTCTGCATGTATTTGATATTGACGAAACTTTGTTTAAAACAAGTGCAAAGATTCATGTGAAAGACCCAACAGGCAAAACTGTTGAAAAATTAAGTAACCAAGAGTTCAACGACCATAAGTTGAAGCCTGGTCATTCGTATGATTTCAAAGAGTTTAGAAATGCGAAGAAGTTTCACGATGAATCAGAACCTATTCATCCAATGATTAACAAGTTAAACGCTATACATAAGAATATCAAAGAAAAAGGTCACAATAGTAAAATCATTATGAATACTGCTCGTGCAGATTTTGATGATAAGAATACTTTTTTGAATAAGTTTAAGAAACATGGCATTGATGTAAATGATACACACATTCATCGTGCAGGTAATATACCTGGCAATCAACCGCCAGCAGAAAAGAAAAATGTTATTTTAAGAAAACATTTGAACACAGGCAACTATCATCATGTTCACATGTATGATGACAGTAAAACAAATCTAAATCATTTTTTAAAATTGCAAAAAGAATATCCACACATTAAGTTTCATGCACATCATGTTAGCCATGAAGGCAGAACAAGAAAGCACATTAATGAAGCCGCATATGCAGGCAACATTGGTGCGATGGAAATGTTTAAGTTTTTTGAAAGAGCAAATGCACAACAAAAAGAAAAACTTAAAGAATTGATTCGCAAAAAAGAGAACAAGGCCGCATGGCAGTTAGTGCAAGATGTTACTGGCGTGAAACTACATAAGAGTGTGCATGAAGAACATGGTGCAGGTGAATGGGGAACTGATGAACTTCGGAAGAAATATCAGAAAGACACACCAGGACAAAAAATTAAATCATTTAGTGATTATGTAAAGACTAAGTAATTATATCATTGGAGTTATTATGAAAGACATTGTGGTTGGGTGTATCACCGGGTACACATTCGATAAAATTAAACCTTGGGTCAATTCTTTAGACCGTTGTGGTTTTGATGGCGTAAAAGCCATGATTTGTTATAATGTAGATTATGCAACCGTGGAAGAACTTGTCAAAAGACAATATACAGTTCTAGCGTTCGGTAAGAACGATAATCTCAAAAAGTTTGAATACAAAGAAAACTTCTCTATTGTTGTAGAGAGGTTTTTGCACATGTGGTATTTCCTTAAAAAGTTTCAAGGACAATATCGATACATTATCTCTACCGATGTTAAAGATGTAATCTTTCAGACCAATCCGTCTGAATGGTTAGAAAAAAACATTGGCGACAAAGAAATTAATGTTGCATGTGAATCAATTCGATACAAAGATGAAGATTGGGGTAATCACAATCTTTTCAAAGCATTTGGTCCTTTAGTTCACGACCACAATCAAAACAATCTCATTTACAATGCCGGCACAGTATCAGGTAAGTTTGATACTATGCTCGATTTCTTTTTGAATGTGTATATGATGTGTAATGGCACTTCACATTTCACAGAAGGCGGTGGTGGTCCTGACCAGGCAGCAGTAAATATTCTTTTGAATATGAAACCATATAAAGACATTACCAACTTTGCGATGAGTGAAGATGGATATGCCGCACAACTTGGTACAACAGGTCCTCAAGTTGCAGGTAAATATGCTGACAAGCTGGTTGAAAAATCTCCTATTTTAGTAGATAATATGGTCTGCACAAGTGATGGTCGTCCGTTCGCCATCGTGCATCAATACGACCGAGTACCAGAGTGGAAACAAATGATAGAGAAAAAATATGACTGATTTCGTTATTGATACTACACAGAATATGATTCGTGAGGCAGGTCCTGTTTGCCGTGACCCTTACGACCATTTAGGTGCCGTTGAATGGGTTGACAAACAAGTTGAATATGGTGAGAAACTAGAAAACATTTCTGGTAAAGGCCTTGTTGAACATATTCAGAAACTTTCAGGTGAGTTGGTAGGTTGTGAAATCGGTGTATGTCATGGGTTCACAACTGAATTACTATTAAAACAAATACCAAACATTAAGAAAATTTATGCCGTTGATTCTTATCCTTCTTTTGTTGATTGGGATGGTACAAGGATTACAGAAGAGCGCCAATCTGAGACAAAACGCAGATGCGCTTCAAGACTATCCGTATTCGGAGACAAGGTGACTTTCATCTATGATACGAGTACCAATTTCGCAAAACAAATTTTAGATGATGAACTTGATTTCATTTTCATTGATGGCGACCACAGTTACGAAGCGACATTGGCAGATATTACAAACTATTGGCCAAAAGTAAAAAAAGGTGGCATCTTTGCAGGTCACGATATCAATTTGAATACTGTTGATGCCGCAGTAAAAGAATTCTTTAAAGACACACCAGTTACAGTTATCGAAAACAATGGATGGTTTCTAATCAAATGAGACATTCAAAGATAATTGTTTGGGGTGCAAAACCTGATACACGCCATACTCATGCATTTGTTCACGATGCAGTTGTCCGTGCCTCTGAAAATCTAGGATATCCCACTTACTGGTTAGATAACAGAGACAATTTACCCGATGAATTCTTTGATGATGCTCTTATCATTTCAGAACAATGGTTAGTATTTCAGAATGGTATCAGTAACAATCTACCACTAAGACCCACTTCAACATACATCATTCATTATCTTGGTAACAAAGGACCTGTCGAGGGCAATCCTGGCGCAGGAATGTATCTTGGTAAAGTAGGTCGTTTGATTGACTTTCGATTCGCATGTAATTGGGGTGTCAATGGTGTTGTAGATAAGAACTATGCATACTACTTTGAAAAAGAAAAATACACACCAATCAATGATGGCACTTCATTCTTTGAAAGTGGAAAAGATTACGATATCTTCTATTCTATTTGGGCGACAGATTTACTACCGCATGAAATAGATTTCGAAAAGAGATTCACACCTTGGAAAACACCAAAGTATGCATCGTTTGGTGGTTCAATCACACAAGGTTGGCAAAGTAAAGATGATGGCAACTATGATTTGGTCGTAAAGTTTGCGGAAGAATGTAAGAAACATAATATTCCTTTTGTTCACAATGACCCACATAAGAATCCTTTACCTTCAAATGTATTAAAAACTTTTGTTTTGGAGTCTTATTTGCCATTCGAAGTTCGACCAAACAATCATCTTGCAAATGGTTATATGTCTTGTCGTTCAATTAAGAATGTGAGTTATGGTTGTCTTGGTATCACAAACTCTAAGACTGCATACGATTTCTTTGACCAAGAGATTGCATACTCAGCAGATACCGCAGAATTATTTTATGTTGCAAAAGAAATGCAAGAGAACCCAAAGACAAAAGATTTGATCCTCAATCAGATGAAAAAAGTAAAAGAAAAACACACCTACATCAATCGTTTAAAAGATATGATTGAAGCAACGGAGATGGCATGGCAAAAGTAGCATTTATTACTGGTATCACAGGCATGGTAGGTTCTCACCTTGCCGAGTATTTGATTGCCAATACAGATTGGGATATTGTAGGACTTATTCGTTGGAGAAGTCCACTTGATAATATTAAAAATTTAATTGAAAATATTAACACTAAGAACCGTGTTAAGTTAGTTTACGGAGATTTAAACGATGGAATATCGATTGATACGGCAGTCAAAGAAGCAAAACCTGATTATGTTTTCCATTTGGCGGCCCAAAGTTTTCCTAAAACCAGTTTCGATTCACCCATCGAAACACTAAATGTCAACATTCAAGGTACTGTAACATTACTTGATGCATGTAGAAAACATGTGCCAACTGCACAGATACATGTGTGTGCTTCGTCAGAAGTTTTTGGTCGTGTTCCACAAGATAAGTTACCAATTGACGAAGAATGTAGTTTTCATCCTGCATCACCATATGCCATTTCAAAATGTGGCACAGATTTAGTTGGTCGATTCTACGCAGAAGCATACAATATGAATGTGCAAACCACTCGCATGTTTACACATACAGGTCCACGCCGTGGTGATGTATTTGCAGAATCTACATTTGCAAAACAGATTGCAATGGCAGAGGCGGGTTATATTGAACCAGTTATCAAAGTTGGTAATCTTAAATCACTAAGAACTATTGCAGATGTGAGAGATGCCGTAAGAGCATACTATTTGTTGTTGACACACAATCCTGTACCAGGTGCATATTATAACATTGGTGGCACATTTACATGTGAGATTGCAGATGTGTTGAATACTCTTATATCACTATCAACCATCAAAGAAAAATTGAGAGTTGAAGTTGACCCTGAACGACTACGACCAATAGATGCAGACTTACAAGTTCCAAATACCGAAAAGTTTCGTTTGCATACAGGATGGAAACCAGAGATTCCATACAAACAAACAATGGAAGATTTGTTGAATTACTGGCGTGAACGAGTTACTGAAAATAAAGGAAAGTTTGTAATACGATGACATACTACTCACAATTAGGACAAGATGTTCTTGTCGATAGAATCATGCAACAAAAAGTAAACGGTACTTTCCTTGATGTGGGCGCCTCTTACTTTGACAATATGAATAACTCTTATTTCTTTGAAAAAGAAAGATTGTGGAGAGGTGTTGCAGTAGAAATCGATGAAAGATACAATGAAGGTTGGAAGAATCGACCACATACATTCTACATCAATGAAGATGCATTGAAAGTTGATTATGTAAAAGTTCTTGCGGATAATAATATGCCAGATGTGATTGATTATTTGTCTGTTGATTTAGAACCACCTGAAGTTACCTATCAGGCGTTTTGTAAAATCATGGAAACAAAATACATTTTCAATGTAATTACTTTTGAAGTGGACTATTACAGAGACACCTCAACAAGAGACCCTGCTCGTCAAATGGTCGAAGATAAAGGTTATTATTTGATTGCAGAGATTAAACAAGGTGACTATCACATTGATGATGTGTATGTCCATGAATCTCATTATGAAAGAATTAAACACATTCTATGATTATCATTAGAACGCCTTATCGCATTTCTTTTTTTGGTGGTAGTACCGATTATCCCGCTTGGTATAGAGAACATGGCGGCGCAGTAATCTCTACAACAATTAACAAGTATTCGTTTCTTGTTCTAAGAAAGTTGCCACCTATCTTTGATTACAAATATAGGATTCGTTACTATGACAGACAAGAAACAAACACCATCGAAGATATCCAAGTTCCTGTCATCCGTGAAGCTATTCGTCACATGGGATTTACTGATGGATTGGATATTACTCATCATGGCGATTTGCCTAACCGCACTGGTGTGGGTTCAAGTTCTAGTTTTACGGTAGGTCTTTTGCACGGTCTTTCGGTTCTTCAAAATAAGAACCCAACGAAAAGAGACCTTGCTCTTGAAGCAATCAACTTAGAACAAAATATTCTTGGTGAATCTGTTGGTTCGCAAGACCAAGTTGCGGCTGCATTTGGTGGTTTCAATAAAATTACATTTGGCGGTGCATCAGAGTTTCTATGTTCACCAATGCATGTCAATAAGAACACAGTTAAAGAATTAGAATCGTGGGTCCAAGTATTCTTTACAGAGCAATTACGAAACGCATCTGATATTGCAGAAAAGAAGATTGAAAACATCAAGGCAAAACAAGTTGATTTGAATGTTGTAAAACAAATCACAGAAGAAGCCGAGAAGATTCTTTTCTCGGACAGTAAAACAAAACCTAGAGAGTTGGCCAAATTAATGGATGAACAATGGCAACATAAAAAGACCATTGAGAAATCAATCACCAATAGTGAGATTGATGAGATTTACATAAGAGGACTTCGTGCAGGTGCAGTAGGAGGCAAACTACTTGGTGCTGGCGGTGGTGGGTTCATGTTGTTTTTGACACCACCAGAAAGACAAAAGTCCGTTGCATATGCATTGGGACTTAAAGAAGTGCCTATCGATTTCGAATATCTAGGCAGTCAATTAATTTACCACGATTATCAAGACCAAGAGGTATAATATGAAAATTTATGTGGCAGGTCATCGAGGCCTAATCGGTTCAGCAATAGTTCGCAGATTGGTCGATTCTGGTGTTGACCGAAACGACATTATCACTAAAACACACAGCGAACTAGATTTAACAAATCAGTATGCAGTAAAAGATTTTTTTGCAAGAAATAAAATCGACCAAGTCTATGTTGCTGCCGCCAAAGTAGGTGGCATCGTAGGTAACAATACTTACCCTGGTGATTTCATTTACAAGAATTTGATGATTCAATCAAATGTAATTCATCAAGCATATGAACATGGTGTTCAAAAACTATTGTTCTTAGGTTCGACATGTATTCTTCCAAAGTTTGCAGAGAACCCAATTAAAGAAGAAGCGTTGATGACTGGTAAGTTAGAAGAAACAAACGAACCATATGCGATTGCTAAGATTGCAGGTATCAAAATGTGTGAAAGTTACAACAGACAATTTGGTACAGACTATCGTTCTATTCTTCCATGTAATCTATATGGACCTGGTGATAATTATGATGAACAAAATGGTCACTTGGCCGCAGGTGTGATTCAAAGACTTCATCGAGCGAAAGTAAGTGGTGATGAAAGATTCGTAGTTTGGGGAACAGGCAAACCTCGCAGAGAGTTTGTTTATGTTGATGATATGGCAGATGCCGCAATTCATGTAATGAATGTTGATAAAGAATTGTGGGAATCTGTAACAGAACCTATGCAACGATTTGTAAATGTTGGCGCAGGACACGATATTGAAATTGGTGAATTTGTAAAGATTGCCATGAAAGCACTTGACTATAAAGGTGAAATAGTGTATGATATCAGTAAACCTAACGGCACTATGAATAAACTTACCGACAATAGTAAGATTACAAAACTAGGTTGGACACCGAAAACTGACTTGTCAATTGGAATTAAGAAAGCGTATGAATGGTATGTCGATAACATCGCAAATAAATCAAAGACTGTCTAACTATGCGAACCGAGTAAACGCAGGTTTAGAATCGGTTGATAAACAACAGTTACAAAAAGTTTTAGAAATACTAGAACTCGCATATAAGAAAAGAATACCTGTATTTGTTTGTGGTAACGGTGGGTCACTTACAATGAGTGACCATTTTCATTGTGACCACGCAAAAGGTACGCACTACGATGCACTCTTGCGACCAAAGATTGAACCTCTTACTTCAGGTTCTATTTTGACTGCGATTGCAAACGATATTGGATACGAAGATGTATTTTCATTTCAACTAAGTATGAAAGGTAGTGCAGGTGATATTCTTGTGGCAATCTCTGCATCTGGCAATTCTCCCAACATTGTCAATGCAATTAAAAAAGCCAAACAATTAAACATGGACACAATCGCATTTGTAGGTTTCGATGGTGGTGAAGCCGCAAAACTTGCTGATATGGTGTTACATGTGCAAGAAAATAACTATGGTATCATTGAAGATTGTCACCAATGTTTGATGCACATTATCGCACAACATATTCGTGAAACAAATAGTAGAAACAATGGAATAAAATTATGAAAATTGTTATTGTGACAGGTGGTTTTGACCCTATTCATTCGGGACATATCGCATATTTCAATGCCGCAAAAGCACTAGGTGATAAACTTGTCGTAGGTTTAAATTCTGATGCGTGGTTGTCCCGTAAGAAAGGTCGACCATTTATGACTTGGTATGAAAGAAGTAAAATCATTCAGAATTTAAAGATGGTCGATTATGTCATCGAATTCAATGATGACGATGATACTGCTCGCAATGCAATCAAAGTAACAAGACAAACATTTCCTGATGCAGAGTTGATTTTCGCAAATGGTGGTGACAGAGGTACAGGCAATACTGCTGAACAAGATGTGCAAGACGATAAACTGACTTTTGCATTTGGTGTTGGTGGTGACAACAAGATGAATTCATCATCGTGGATTCTCAACAATTATTACGAAAACAAAACGAATCGACCTTGGGGTTACTATCGTGTATTGTATGAGACACCGACCTGTAAGGTAAAAGAACTGACTGTAAACCCTGGTCTGTCCTTGAGTATGCAGAAACATCATTATCGAAATGAATATTGGCATGTTGTTTCTGGTCAAGGTGTCATATACGAAGAAAGACCAAATTCGTCAGTTCGAAAAGACATATACAAAGACCATCATGTAAATATTCCTTGTGGTGTTTGGCATAAATTATCCAACGAATCAGATAAACCATTGCATATCGTAGAAATTCAATGGGGTTCAAAATGTATTGAAGAAGATATTGAGAGAAGATGAATAAAAAAATTTGCTTTGTAGTTCACAGATATGCACCTTTTCCAGGTGGTTCAGAGTATTATGTGCAACAAATGGCCGAAGAATGTGTGCAAAGACACCACGATGTTACAGTTGTTGCGGGTGAACACAAAGGTCATTTGAATGGTGTGAGAGTAACATCTGACCCTAATGATTTGATGGACAAAGACCTTGTTGTCGTTCATGGAGGTGATGTTGCGGTTCAAAACTTTGTATTAGAACATGCACATCAAATTAATTCACCTATTCTTTACATGTTGATTAAACCTTCTGAAAGTCCCACTTGTCTAAAGGGTCTAAGAGATTGTAAGTTCATTGGGTGTTCTGCACCTGAAGATTGGGACCATGTAAACAAATGGATGATGCAAAGTAAAGCCAAAAAAGTTATTCATGGTATTTCACCAACTGATTGTATTGGTACAAAAGGTCGATTTAAAGACAAATACAATATTCCAAAAGATAAGACAATGTTTCTTTCTTGTGGTGGATATTGGCCAAATAAGAAGATGATTGAATTGGCAGAAGCGTTTAAAAAGGCACAATTAAAAGATGCCATTCTTGTAACTACCGGGTATGACAATAGATTCGGTATTATGCCACATGCCGCAGAGAATGTTATACCGTTAATGGTGGAAGACCCTAAGGACATTAAAGACGCTATCGCTGATGCAGACTGTTATGTTATGAATTCGAGCGAGGAGGGGTTTGGTCTCGTCATTCTGGAATCGATGATTAACAGAACGCCATGGATTGCACGGAATATTGCTGGTGCAAAACTACTTGCCCAATACGGAACAGTCTATGATACCGAAGAACAGTTGACCGAAATACTCAAATCATGGCAACCTCAGGATTGCGTAAAAACTGGCCTTGCCTATAATCATGTAGTGAAAAACCATCTAATTAAAAATACAGTTGATGACATCCTAAGTCTCATTTAATTATAAATACATCATTAAATAATTAAATTTAACTGCTGTAGAGGCGGAGAGATATGAGATTTAGAGATTTTCTGCAAGAGCAGAAAGAAAAACACGCTGTAATGGCTTTCGGAAGGATGAATCCTCCGACAGTTGGCCATGAAAAATTAGTCAATAAAGTTCAAGATATTGCGAAGAAAGTCGGTGGTTCGGCACACATAGTTTTATCACATTCGCAAGACACCACTCCTGCCGAAAAGAAAAAAAATAAAAATCCACTTTCTGTTGAACAGAAATTAAAACACGCCAAACGAGCATTTTCGGGTGTGAATATTTCCGCATCAGACAAAGATGCACCTAACTTCCTCGCACAAGCCGCAAAGTTACACAAACAAGGTGTAACACATTTTCACATGGTTGGTGGTTCAGACCGTGTGGAAGAATACAAACATCTCCTAAAAAAATACAACAATGTTAAAGGACCACATGGTCACTTTAATTTCAAACACATTGAAGTTCATTCTGCCGGCGATAGAGACCCCGATTCAGAAGGTGTAGAAGGCATGTCTGCAAGTAAAATGCGTGAACATGCACAAAAAGGAAACTTCAAAGAATTCCGTAAAGGTGTGCCATCAAAGATGACAGATGCACATGCAAAAGAACTGTTCAATCATTTAAGACAGGGCATGGGCGTCAACGAAAGTATCGATGATGTATTTGAAACATTATTGGTTGAAGGTGTTCACGACAAAGCAATTTTCAAAGCAGTATTTCTTGCGGGCGGTCCTGGTTCGGGAAAAGATTATGTGTTAGATAACACATTGGCAGGACATGGTCTGACAGAAATCAATTCAGATAAAGCACTAGAGTTTTTGATGGACAAAGAAGGTCTTGATAAAACAATGCCTGCATCTGAACAAGAAAAAAGAGATTTGGTGAGAGGTCGTGCAAAGAGTATGACTGAATTACGCCAACGCCTCGCACTTTTCGGTCGTAATGGTCTTATCATCAATGGTACTGGTGATGACCACGAAAAGATTGCAAGAATTAAAGAGAGACTAGAAGAAATTGGTTACGACACCTCAATGGTGTTGGTCAATACTGCCGATGAAGTTTCTAAACAAAGAAACATCGAAAGAGGCCAAAGAGGTGGTCGAACTGTACCGGAAGAAATTCGTAAACAAAAATGGGATGCAGTTCAAGCATCACGACCAGAACTCGCAAAGATGTTCGGTCAAAACTATGCAGAATTCGATAACTCAGAAGATTTGAGAAATGCAGCGCCTGAAGTTGTTAAGGCTAAAAAGACTGAGATGTTGCAGTTGTTTAAAAACATTCAAAAATTTGTTGCAGAACCACCCGCATCTGAAGCCGCATCAATGTGGGTTGCACATCAAATGGCGGAAAAAGATACATTGCCAATTCCAAAAGATGGCGCAGAAATGACACCACATCCAGGTTCCAATGCCGCAGAAGAAGCTCGCAAAATGGGACTACAATACTACGGGTTTGGTCGTTATGGTAGAAACGGTAAAGTTACACATCGTTCTGTGCATGATAAGTTGGTTGAAGTTGGTAAAGACGAACCAAAACAACCAGAAATTCCTGTACCAGGCACCTCGATGAAAAAGAAACCAGTTAACGAAGAATTTGAAGAATTTTTTGCAGAAGATTTACGCAGATGGTTCAGTAAAACTGACCCTGAAGGTGGTTGGAAACGAATCAATAGTAAAGGTGAGGCGATTGGGCCTTGTGCAAGAGAACCAGGCGAACCTAAACCAAAATGCATGTCAAACGAAAAGCGAGCTGCGCTAAGTAAGAAAGAACGAGCTGCTGCGGTAAGAGCAAAAAGAAAACATGACCCAAATCCAGAGAGAAAAGGTGAACCTATCAATGTTTCAAACTTTGGTAAGGGTAAAATATCGGAATCTTATCAACTGTCCGATTCTGGTGCAATGAATCTATTGCTTTTAGGAACAAATGTTGATGAAGTAAACTTATACTTCAATAACGAAAACAATACTTACGATTTTGCAGAAGAAACAAAAAAAGTAAAATTGTTGCGTGATACGAGTGGTAAAGTAAGAACATTCATGTTACGCCGTGCAGCTGCAAAAGAAGCGCACATAAAAAATGGTACAGTCATGCCTTATAAGAATGGCTATGTAATTAAAATAAATGAGGAGAATGAAAATGTTTCAAACACTAATCAACTTACTGAAAATCAAACCGAAAGAGGAAAAGACTTCACATCCTTTAGACGGAGCTACGAGAGTGGCACAAGAGAGAGTGGAAGAATTCTCACAGAAGGCGTCACAGAACTCACAACCGGTTCAGAATACGCCAAAGGTGGAATCGAAGCCACAGCCACAACAACCCAAGAAACAGGCGGCACCAAAATCACGCTCGCAAAAATCAGGGCAAAACAAAAAGAAGTCACCAAAGAAAGCATCGACAAAGGCATAGAACCTGGTCTATCAATGGCAACAGGTGGTGAAAATGCAACTCGTCCGGCACCAAAGAATAAATTAGTAAAGAAACCTTTGGAAGAAATGCAAGGTGATGAAACAACTGCATCGATTGGTGATAAAAAAGAAGATGAATTAAAAAAACAAGGTATTAACCTACAATCATTCAGAGCAAAGAGACCAATATGAAATCATTTAAAGCATATATTGCTGAAAGATGTTGGCCCGGACATAAACCTGTTCCTGGTAAAGCACCTTATTCTCCAGGTTCTTGCAAAAAAGAAGAAGTAGAACTTGAAGAAGATTGGCAAAAAGTAAACAAGTCAGATAGAACTGATGGTTTATCACAAAAGGCAGTTGACGCTTATCGCCGTGAAAATCCAGGTTCAAAGTTACAAACTGCTGTGACAGAAAAGAATCCAAAAGGTAAGCGTGCTGCTCGCCGTAAATCATTCTGTTCTCGCATGTCTGGTATGAAAAAGAGATTGACGAATCCAGAAAACGCAAGAGACCCTGATAGCCCAATTAATAAAGCGTTACGCCGCTGGAATTGCTAAATGACACAATATACGACACAAACAAATCAGTTTTTAAACACCAATAGGCACATCTATGAGGTCATGTATTTGGCCAATGGTGCCAATGGTGATATTGTGTCGACCGAAAA